GAACCATGCCGTAGCCCCAGCGGAACTTGTGCATGTCGCCACGAACCTTCTCGATCAGCCCAGCGCGCTCGAATTCCATCATCACGCTCGACGCCTCGACGCGGGTTCGAGAGCCGTCGACGCGCTTGATTGCGTCACGCAAATGCGACGAGTTGAACCACGCGGTGATGTCGAAGCCAGCCAGAACACGGGCGTCGGCGACAATGGCGCGGGCGATCTCACGCGCCTTCGGCATGGTTGCGCGCACGACATTGGCATCGTTGCGCGAGGAGTGAGTGAGATCCTCTAGGCCTGCACGCGTGCATTCGATGTCCATGAAGTAGCGCATCAGATGCTGGCGCACCGTGACCGACTCCAGCATGTCGACAAAGTCGTTGAAGAAAGACTTGAGCGACACCGTCCATTCGAGGAATTCATGGTCGGTCAGCTTCCGCGACTCGGCGGTCCAAGCCATGATGAAGAACAGCGCGCGGTCAGCTGCGTCTTCTGGGCTTAGGCCTATGTCCGGTTGATTGGCGGCCATGACTAGCCGCGCGTAAATCCGGTGATCCTTCTGGTCCTTGAACTTGACCTCGCCGGATATGACCGTCTCGCGCACAAGCTTTTTGATTTCGTTGATCGACCCCGCCGATTCCATCCGGACCTCGTCGACGAAGACAATCAATTTGTTGATGAACGGCGTGATGAGAAAAGTATTGTCATCGAGCGCGGCAGCGTTGGCCTGTCCCGCTAGCTCGCCGAACAGGGACCGCATCAAGGTATTGCCGAATAAGCTTTTGCCTATGCCTTGGCCGCCAATGATGACCGGTGCAACCTGTTGCTTGATCTCCGGATGCTGGATCGTCCACGCGACGAACCGCTTAAGCCAATCCATTTGCAGATCATTGTCGCGCGTGAGCAGGCCCAGCATGCGGTCGAGCGCGGTAATGGTCTTGCCCATGATCGCCTCGTCGATCACGCCTATCGGCTTGATGACAAAACCGCGGTAGGTGTTCAGAACCTTGTACTCGTCCGGTTGCGTCTCCTCGCTCGCCAGAAGCCCATAGACGGGCGAATAGCGAAGGATGGCGGCTGGCTCCTTGCCGGGGAACATGTCCGCCCGCGCGACGTCGGTGCGCAGCTGCGAGGCGGCATAGAGGGCGAACGGGTTCACTTTCTTCTTGCCGATAAACACGCCTTCGTTGGCGTGATGGCGAATCAGCTGATCATGCGCGTACTCGCTGCTCAGTCCTTGCAGAAGCCGCTCGCGGTCGAGATAGGCGGTCGTCGACAAGTCGAGGATATATTTCTCGCTCATGCGCTCGACCGCATCCAGATCGAGGCCGGCGCGGAAGGCTCGTCGAACGCCCTGCTTGCCGTCGGCGCCGAATAGGCCGCCGAGCGCGGTCCAGCCCGCAACCGGCGCGAGCGGGTCTTTGATCAGCTGCGCCTCGGCGTTGACATAGGCGACCTTCAGATCGCCGGGGGCGCCTAACTTGCCCATGAACTTAATCAGGTCATGCGCCTGTTCGGGGACGTCGATAGGACACCAGCAAATGCCCTCCAAGGACTTGCCCTGCGCGTTGATGCCGCGGCCCTCGACCTCGACCCGAGCTAGCCAGCCGCCCAGAATGCGCGTCAGACTGGCGTCCCACTCATTTAAGCCATCGAGATAGGTCCGGACCCAATAGGCCAGCGTGGCGTAGGCGAGGGCGCGTATAAGGCTGTCCATGCCGGTGGGAGCGAGCGCCCGCGGCTCCAGATCCTCGACGCCAATATCGATGTCGAGCGCGGCGGCCTTGCCCTTCGGGCGCCAGACGACGACACCGTCCGGCACGATGGATCCCGGCAGCGGCTTAGAGAAACGATAGACGGCGTTGGCGCCTTTGGTCTTGGCCGACGAGGTCTTGACTGCAGTTTCGGTCCAATTGCCGCGGCGGTCCTTGAACCCCTTGGGCCAGCGCGTCGCCCACTGCTCGATCAACTCCGAATCCTCGACGTTGATGAGGATTGATGAAACCTGATGAACGCCGAAGGCAGCGCGGGCGTCGACCTTGAGATGATCGGCAGCGAGAAAAAAAGCGTGCATGAAGGCGTCATCGCCAGCCTTCACGCCGAGCTCGAGATGTCCGTCCTGCAGGCGGACGCCAAGGTTATGTTCGGGGCCGTCCCATGATTCCAGATCGACGAAGAGATCATCAGCGAGCGCGTCGGCGGCGTTGGGGTCACCACCATTAGGACGGAACCAGACGGCGGGAAGGTTCAGCCGTCGCTTGGTGATGAATTCGACAGTCAGCGCGCGCTGAAGCTTGGCCGTTCCCTCGATCACTGGCATGCTTTCGAAAAGCTATGGTCTGCTACCGACGAGGGAGCTAGTCAAACGCTTGCAGTGGACAACTCAATTGGTGCGGGTTACGCCATCATTTGGGGAGTCGTCGCGCGGACGATTCCCCCTTCAGAGAGTGGGCCGCTCGTTCATGGCATGTCGGGCGGTCCATTTCTTTTGCCAGCAAGGTCAGGCCCGACTTCGACGCGCCGATTCGCGACCATCCAGCCTTCTTGAAGCAGTAGCCGGGATTGACGGACTTGATCTTTGAGCCGTCGACGTAGGTGTAGACCCGGTTCGAACCCCACTTGGCGAACGCCATCGCTTCCGCCTCGAGGATGATGTCGGACGCGCGCCTGGTCGATTCGTTGCGGAAAATGGCGCAATTGTAACCCTTCTGATTGTCCATCCGCATCGTTTCGTCGGGCCAGACCCAACCGAACAGGACGAGGCCAGCGGCGTCGCGCAGGACCAGCTTGCGACCTGAATAAAGAAACTGCCGAGCTCCAACGGTGCGGCGGCTGTAATGGCGATCCGCTAGCTCGCTGCATTCGGCGTCAAAGTGGTTGGTGGCGACGAGTCCGTCCCACATGGGCAGCATCATTTGCGCATCGCTTCCAGCTGCTCGTTGTGGGCTTGGCAATACTTGGCCCAGCGGGCGAGCGGATAGAGGGCGATCTGCCGCTCCTCCTCGCTGAAGGCGCTCCGTAGCATCAGCATGCCGTCCTCGATCCCCACCACGCGCCATGCGCGGCCCTCGCTGACGAACCAGCAATGGTCGTCATGCTGCTCTTGAAACAGGCCTGGCGGGCGGTCTGGAAGGCTTCTGGGCGGCATCACGCCGAGCAGGGCAAGAGCAATGATGCCCTCGGTCGCGCCGGCGGGCCTCTTCTTGTCGCCGACCGGCGTCCAATGAAAGCTTCGCCACTCGCGCAGGATGTTCTCGAACGCCAGTTCGGTCCCGCCGCGGTCGGCGAACTGCATGGCCCAATCAGGCTCTTGGAGGAGCGCGCCGGCCTCTGCAGGACTCATTTGCTCAGAACTCCCAGCAACGAGGCATGACTACCCCAGGCGGTCTTGCCGCAACCGATACAAGTGATGCGATAGCCTTCGCCGTCGCGCTTGATCCACGATGCGCCATTGCACTCGGTGCAAATCCATTTGCTACCGAGAATGCGCTCCTGCTCGTAACGCGCTTTGTTCTCTTCGCGACGCCGTTTCTCTTCCTCGAACCAAGCATCTTGCTGCTCGCGCTCCTTGCGGCGACGCTCCTCTTGCTGGCCGTCCCATAAACGTTTCGCTTCGCGCCGCGCTGCGGCTTCGGCCAAGCGGTCGGCTTCGATCTTCTTCTGTCGCTCCTTGGCTTCGGCCAAGGCTTCGCGGATGCCCTCGCGCAGCAACTTGCGCTGCAGGGCGCGCTTGGCGATGGCCTCGTCGTTCAGATAGACGGCGTTGGTCCGGATTGCGTCACGGGCGTGAACCTCGGCATATTCCCAGCCGCTGGCGTACCCCGCTGCGGCGGGTTCGTAATAGGTTGTCGGCCCTGTCTCGGCCATTTGGGGCGCGGCGCCGCCTTGCTTGATCTGCTCGACGACGCTGCGCTCCCAAGTCCGATCATGCCCCCACGGACTCGAGATCATGCCTCACGCGGCGTTTTGGTCGGCCAGCAATTTCTGGTCGGCCTTGTTGACCGCGCGAACCATGTCTGAGGTGACGTATTTCGCCTCGGCCTGCTTGACGCCCAGACGATCAACGATGTCGTTGACCTCGAGGGCGCGGCGGCCAGACAGATAGGCGCCGCCGCCGGTCAAGGCGTTCCCGTACAGCGTGTTTTTGCTGACCTGAAACACCTCCATCAGCGTGGAGATGTGAACGCCTTTGCGCCATAAGACGTTGGCTGCGATCCGCTCGTGCAGCGACAGGATGGGCAAACTGCCGCCTCGACCTCGCGGTGAATTGGACATGATTAGTACTCCTTGATTGTTCATTAGGACATATAGGACGATAGAACTGACTTGTCCAGATCATTTGCAGCGGTGGACGACGTAGATGATCACGCCAAGGATCAGGCCGAATTCAAGGACCGCCCAGCCCAGTTGATCGAGGTTCGTCGTCCACGGGACTTGGCGTTCGATCATAGAGCTTCGATCTCCTCGACCAGGCGCGCGGCTTCTTCCCAGCCGTTGCGGTTGCGGCCCTCATATCGGGCAGCGAACGACCAGGCGATGCTATCGGCGGATTCGAGGCGGCTGCGAATCGCTTCGACCGCCAGCGCGGTCTTCTTGAGGCCAAAACCGTGCAGTCGAAGATCAGGACGCGCATTGAGAATCGCCTCAAGGACAGCCAGAACCGCGTCAGGACGGGCGTTGCGCTTGCAGACGCTGCCGACGCCTACCCATGCGCCTTGGGCCAGCCGGTCGCCATAGGCGTGGACGTGGCGGGCATAATCGGCGGGGGCATAGCCCTGCAGGACCGGCATCACGGTGACGCCGGCGAGATCCTCTTCGAGCAGGGCGTCATACCGCTCGATGGTCAGCCGTTGGTGATCGGCGATGGTCAGGCCGGTCTTCGCCAGCATATGCGGCTCGCACATGTAATCCTGGGCCACAGCTGCGCGGAGATTCGGGCTTGCCCAGCGACGAATGTAGGCGGCATAGGTGGAGACGGGTTCCGGATAGCCGCCATGCTTGGCGATGGTCGTGAAGGCGCCGCTATCCATGATCCACGGCTGATCGGTGAATGGGATGCGCCGACCCTTCGGTCCGGACAGGCGATGGACCGAAACGAAAACAGCCCCCAGATGTTTGGCGTCTGAGGGCTGATGAATGCCGACGTAGAATTTCACGCGGGCCTACCAAAGGCGCGGGAAATCCGCGCCCGCTCTTCGTCACTGACGCAAGGGGCGGGGTTCGCCTTGGCCTGCTTGGCGCGCAGCTTCTCCTCGTTAGCAATCTCGGCCTCGAGGGCGACCAAGAGCGCTTTGTCCTTGGCCTTGCGGCTGGCGCCGAAGCGGATGGTCCACTCGTTGGGCTTTTTCATCGCTTGTCCTCGGGCGGGAACATGGGCTGTTCGGGCAAGCAAACCTCCTCACCCTGCGCATTGTGCATGCAGAGCAAATCGGTTGGTGGCGAGGTCAGCAACAAGGCGACTGTCCAGACAATTCTGGTCATCGATCCCGCTCCATCTCGTAATCGATGCGGGCGTCGCGGGCGTCGTCCGGATCCTCCTCTGGTGGTTCAGCGACGACAATGTCCTCGTCGCTGATTTGCCAATCTTTGAGCGGCGTGGCGTCGGCTATGATCCTCGCATCATGTTCGGCGTCGGCCTCGCATCCCTCGTCGACCTCGACGACTAATTCGATGGTGCGCACGATGGTGACGGTGTATGTGCCACGGCGCCCCTGTTTGTAGCCAAACGCCTCGTCGACCATGCGGTCGGTGCAGCCGGGAGGGAGGTTCCAGCCGGTCACTTGCGGATCTCCTTCATAATCCGGGCGAGCCTGACCTCTTCGTCGGTCAACTCGCGCACACGCGGGAAGCGGGTGGGCCGGCCTTTGCCGCAGATAATTTGAATGATGCTGTCAGCCGTTTTCTTGGCTGCGTCTTTCTCGTTCATGGCATGTGTCCTTTCGTTGACCCGTCCTATGTAGTCCTAGTGAATGTCCTTGTCAATAAGCTTTGACAACTCCGCCGCGATTTTCTTGATCTCGCCGCACAGATGATCGACAAGGGCGCGCAGCTTGTCGTTTTCCTCGCGCAATCGCGTGATCTCGGCCGTAGCGTCGTCACGCGGCATCGTCGTCCTCCAATGGCGGCGGATTGGCCTTCAGGGCAACCCGATAGGCGTGCGCTTGGTCGACCAGCTCATGGGCGTGGTCGAGCAGATTCTGGGCGTAATAGGCGCCGCCGTCGCGCTCCTCGCCCGACATTGACCAATAGATGTATTGCTCGATATCGCGCAGCTGCTTCAGGATGTCCTTGGCCGCGGCCTGGACCTCGGTGTGCTGGGCGGCGAGCCGTTCGGCGTTGCGTCTTTCACGGTAATAGTCGATCATTGGTCGTGGTCCTTCGGTGCGAGGTTCACTTGCTTGCGCCAGGCCGCTTGCCTGGCCGGGTCGCGGACCCATAATTCCATGGGAGGACCGACGGGGCCGATGAAGGCCGGGCCGCCGGCCGCTGCGCGCCAAGCGTCCTCGAGGTCTTTCTGAGTCGGGAAAGGTCGAGGACGCTTGGCCATTAGCTGGCGATCAATAGCAGCTAGTGGTGCAGGTGTTGCCGTAGCAACTGGTTGTGCACTGGCTATAGGCGAACGCCGGGGCGGCGCTGGCCAGGATAAGGGCGGCAATCAGGGCAATGGTCTTCATGGCATGTTTCCTTTTGTGATACCTCGCGCGGGCGAGGTCGGCGGGTTCGCCGGTCATCCTTGACGTGCGGGCGACAAGGATGGGCTGCGAGCCTTCAGCGGATGCTTGTCCAACGAACGCGGGCGCAACCATTGTCGGCATCGTAGATATTGCCGCGCGCGCCTTTGGCCGGCGCTTTCCAGCCATCGGCCTTGAGCACGTCGCCATTGGTCTGGTCGACAAACGCCCATGACGCGCGCGAGCCCGGGCTTTCCGAAACGATGCGAATGTAGCGTTTGCCATGCATGGCGCTGAGTTTTGGCGCGTGGAACGGGTTGCAGCCGCAGCGCGTGTAATCAGCGTCCGAGGCGGACTGAGCCTTGGTTAGAAAGGCTGTGAAGGCGGTTTCAAAGTCGGGCGTCATGGCATGTTGTCCTTGTGTCGGCGGGTTCGCCGTTCATGCCCTCGACTTGGTGCGAGGGCATGGGCTGCGAGCCTTTAGGTTAGTGGCCGTGGCGTGAGCGATAAATCGCGCCGGCGGTGGCGGCGCGGAAGAACAGCCGCGCCTCGCGCCAAGTCAAAGTCATTGGCGTACCGGCGGCGCGCGTCCGATTGTCGAACTCCGCCACCAAGGCGCGAAACATATAGGAGCGGGTTGATTTGTTGAATGGCATGTGGTGAACTCCAGTTGGTATGAGAGTGATTTAGTCCTAGTGAATGTCTTAGTCAATAGGGGGTGCGGCTTTTTCCCGCTTTTATTTTCGCCGTCTTGCGGTCGCGTCTGGCGGCGATCTCGTCGCGCCGCGCAGCTGCGATGCGGCGGTAATTGTCCACGGTGACGTAGCGGCGCCCGAATTCGACTTCGCCCAAGGCCTCAAATTCGCGGCGGACGTCTTCATAGCGTTCGGTGCGGTTCGGGTTGCGGCGGGAATTGTGGTCATGCTCGACCAGGCGCGGCATATCGAGGTCGGTCGGGTTCTCGATCTTGCGCCGCTCGGGATGCGGGTCGCGGACGTATTGCAGGCGCCTCGGTTGCGGATCGTATTTCAGGCAACCGGAAATGTTCGCTATGGTCGCTGCAGAAACACCGAAAGCTGAAACGAGGTAGCGGTTCGGCGTCCCATTGTAGGCGAAAGCGAAAATCTCGCACCGCTCGGCAAAGGTCAATCTACGCACGGGAGGCTCGTACAATTTGCGACACGCCTCTAGCGCGCGGTCTGGGTCGAATGCATCTTTGGGTTGTTCTTCTGGGTTTCCGTTGGTTTCGTCGCCTTCGGTCATGGCATGCACCCTATTTCTAAATAACCACACGGTTTGTGCAGCTGTAAGCCTGTACGTAGTACATTCCTTCCATAACGTCAAAACAACATACGCGTGAATAAGGAAGGAAGGAGTGTGACGTCAGATCACACTGGTTTTCCTCTTTTTGCCCCTATGGGTTCAAAATGTGTTTGGAAGATACAGTATAAGCATACAGGCATACAAGCCTACCGGAGGCCAATGCCTTCATTGGAGAAAAGGGGCGCGCGCGTCGGCGGTCGGGCTCCAAATCGTAAGCCCATGCCTCGCGTGTGGGACGGGTCGACTTTGCTGGCGCAGCTGTGGGGCGGGGGCAAAAAGAAAGGGCGCCGAAGCGCCCTTTCAGTCATCGATGGCGGCGGCTATTCGCGCCTGCCAGCGGTCATGCAGGGCAGCGGCTCGATCATGGGCTCGCGAGCGTTGGCGATCCATGGCGATGGACAGCCAATCCAGCTGCGTCCACGTTTCGGTCGATTGGCGCAAGCGGTCGTGATCGTCGTCGATGGACTGGAGCATTGATGAGAGAGCGCGGTCGATGCGGCGTTGGCGTGAGGATCGGAAGAGCATGGCATGTGTCCTTATCAAGTGGTCTGCAACACATAGTCCTATTCAATGTCCTAGTCAATACCTTTCTTTCATTTCGCTGCATTTGGTCGCGGTGCGTCCCCGGTGTGTCCCCGCCGGCGCTGCATCGAGCTAAGTCATTGACATCGTTGCGCTATCATTAGCGCAGCACAGTCTTCATAAGACTGTGCTCGCCTATTCTGTCTTTGTTCTCAATGACTTAACCTAATGTATCAGGTGAGCCAGGCGCTGGCGCAGATCGAGCGATGCATGAGCTCGTCGTCGCCTATTGAGCAGACGCGTTCGACCCCCCATACCCCCGGTCTTCGCGGGTTCCGGTACCGGGAGTCCCCTCTGTGCTGAACTATGCTAGAATAAAACAACATGTCTGAAACAGATAATGAATTTTTACCACTGCCCTATTATCCATGGGATCGTCGTCCATCTTGGTCGAAGCTGGCTGAAGACGAGGTAGCGACGGCGTTGTACTTAGCGGAGGGGGAGTTTGCAATTGCGGCGGAGAAGTTGCGGGTTGATCCACTTCGTTTGATACGTGCGGTGAATCGGAGCGAGCGTTTACGTCGACTGCATGCTGAGCTTGCCTCTTTGCTCAACGACAAGGTGCTGCGGGAGTACAGGCGTGCGTTTGAGTCTGAGGATGATCGTCGGCGGGAGTGGGCGGCGAGCAAGGTTAGTCAGACGAAGCAGTTTCAGGGACATCCGCTTGCGCCGCACAGCAACGTTGCCAATCCAGTCATGCTTGGCGCTGGTCCATCGCGGATTGTGATCAGCTGGGAGGAGCCTCTCACGATTGAGGGCAGCGTGAGCTCGGATGAGTGATGTTTCACTGGCCGATACCGCCTCTACCGAGTTCACCGCGGTACAGCGGGTACGGGTTCCTTATCGACCTCGGCCCCATTTCGTTCCTTTGCATGCGACTTCGAAGCGTTGGGTATTTGTTGTTGCTCATCGTCGTGCGGGGAAGACGGTTGCGTTGGTCAACCAGCTTATACGGGCTGCGAACACGAACGAGCGATCTACGCCTCCCCCCCGGTATGCGTACATTGGACCTTCCTTTGATGCGGCGAAGGATTTGGTATGGGGTTATTTGAAGCACTACACGGCGGCGATTCCTGGGGTGCGGTATCTTGAGGGGGAGCTCTCGGTCACGCTGCCCAACGGAGCGACGATTCGTCTTTACGGCGGTGCGTTGGCTTACGAGCGCATGCGTGGGATTTATCTCGATGGCGCGGTGTTGGATGAATACCCTTTACTACACCCAAATGCTTTCACCTCGGTCGTCCGTCCTTGTCTGGCGGATTACCGCGGCTTTGCTATTGTCAGCGGGACTGCTGCTGGCGAGGATCATTTTCACGCGCTGAAATTGCGGGCGGAGGACGATCCTCACTGGGACATATTCGACATACCGGTGACCAGCACGGGGACGAGCGCGCTCAATCCGGAGGAGGTTGCGGAGATGCGTTCGGACATGTCTCCGGACGAGTTTGCGCGGGAGATGTTGTGTTCTTTCGCGGCTCCGGTTGAGGGGGCGTATTATCAGGAGGCTTTGAACGCGCTGCAGAGCCAGGGTCGGGTGACGAAGGTTCCGGTTGATTTAAACACCAGCGTGGTCACATGCTGGGATCTCGGGATTCGTCATTTGCAGTGCATCTGGTTGTTTCAGATTTGCGGTCGGGAGTTGCATTGGATCGACTATATCGAGGGCCGCGGCAAGTCTCTCAGTCACTATGCTGACTTGCTTGCGATCAAGGCTAAGGCCCGCGGTTTCGGCTATCGCGCACACTTGCTTCCACACGATATAGAAGTTCGCGAGTTGAGTACGGGCATGAGCCGCCGACATGAGCTTGTCGGCTTGCTCACCGAGCCAGTGATCACCGTGCCTAATCATAACACTGAGGATGGTATCACGGCGACGCGGGCGAGCTTAGGCGTCTCTTGGTTTGACGAGGAGGCGTGTCGGAAGGGGCTTGCGCGGTTGCGCAGCTATCGCAAGGGCAAGACGGGGATTGCGGTTGCGGACGAGGCGGAGGATGCGGCGGATGCGTTTCGGACTGGGTGTATCGGGATTCCGTTGATTAGTGGTAGCTTCCTGTCGAAATCGGGGGCTGGGGGACGGCTGAGACGGCGGTTGCCGGGTTTGATATGATCGCGCTGATGAGCGGCTTGCGTGATTGGATCAGCCATCGCATGGGCTGGGAGACTTACGACGAGGCTTACAAGCGGATTCGTGCGGAGATGGAGCGCGATTTTCCTCCGATGACGGCGGAGGAGTTTCGGTTGCACAACGAGAAGGCTGCGATTGCCAAGGAGGTGATCCGGCGGCGGCTTGATGGGCCGAATGGCGAGTACGAGCGCGGAATCGAGGGGCTGCAGTGAGCGACGAGTGGCCCGAAGGAGCGATAGCAGTGACGAAGAATCTAGATTTGCTGGTGGAGCAGGACGAGCCGACGCAGCTGGTGGAGGAGTTGCGTAAGGTTGCGGAGCGATTGGTCGATGAGTCGCCGCAGGGCGAGTTGTGGGACTTGGTCGCGAAGTCGATGGTAGAGTTGTCGAGCGACATGCGTGCGAAGAACGAGCCCGGTCATTCGACTGACGCGAAGGACGACTAGGGGCTTTCATCGTCAGATGGAGGAAACCTAATGCCACAGTTGTATGTGATTCTGCCGGTTGGCGGCGGCGACGGCGGCCAGATCGACAACACGCTTCCGGGCGGGCCTCCCGGTCATGTCAGCAATCGGCCTCCTGGGTCGTGGGGCGGGGAGCATCCCGGCAATCGACCTCCCGGCAGCTGGGGCGGCGAGCATCCGGGCAACTGGGTTCCCGGCCAGGGCGGCGGGCCTGTCGATCCCGGCTGGGGCGGCGGGGCGGGCAGCGGCAATTATCCGACTGGCGGGCCTATCATTCCGCCGCAAGGCGGGACGCCGGTTGAGGACTACCAACCGCTGCCGCCGCCGGAAGACATCTACAGCCAATATGTCGTAAGCGTATGGAATCCGAAGACGGCGAGCTGGACGACCAAGTCCTATCCGCCGCGGTAAGGGTTCAATGTGTGGCGAGGGCTTTGGATAGGTTTAGCCCTCGCCGTTAGTGGTTGTACGAGTCAGTTTTCACTGGGGCCGGCGGCATGGACGACTGCGGCCCCAGTGATTCCCGGTTATCACGCCGTTCCATTAGGGAATGGCGGGTTTATGGAACAACCTGATGCTGCTCCCGCCGCGCCCGCGCCCGCGGCGATAGAGCAGACACTGGAAGGGCTTGAGCAAGCCCAGAAAGTGCGAACGGCAATTAGACAGTTGGCGCGATGAAATTCGTTCTTCCGCTTGCGCTGCTCGCCTTCATGGTTCTGACCAATGAGGCTGAAGCGGCGCGCTGTCATGCCGGCGTTTATCGGTCGGGTTGTATTACGCGCTACGGGGCGACGGTGCGGCGGCACGGCTATCGACCGGGCGCGAACCGTTGCTATTGGCGGTACGGTCGTCGGGTTTGCTGGTGATGGCGATGGAACGGATCTTCGCTCATTTTAAAGAGGACCGCGGCTCGACGTCGACGCCGGGTTCGTATGATCCGGACGATCCCGACACCTACAAGCAATACATTCAGGCGATGATTGCGGACGCGCGCGATTACGAGGGCAGCGTCCTCGCCGGCGAGCGCGACAAGGCGCAAAGCTATTATTACGGCTATCTGCCTGGACTCGGGCCTGACGATTCGAACGCCAGCGAGACGATGAAGATCGAGGATCCGAATGCGACCTACGATCAGATTCTCGGGACTGACAAGGAGAGCGCTAATCGCTCGACTTACGTAAGCACCGACGTGCGCGACGCGATCATGCTGATGATGCCGGGATTGATTCGGCTGTTTGCGGCGAGCGAGAATCCGGTTTTCATTGTTCCGCGCGGCGACGATGAGGTCGACAAGGCGCAACAGGCGACCGACTACGTCAACTATGTTTTTTGGAACGACAATTCTGGATTCTTGATCCTCTACGGCGCGCTGAAAGACGCGCTGACGGTGAGGACGGGGTACGTGAAATGGTGGTGCGACGAGAACAAGGAGACGGTCCGGAAGCGGTTCACCAATGTGACCGCGGATCAGATTCAGCGTCTGATCATGGAGAATCCGTCGGCGAAATTGGTGCATGTCGGCAATCCGGTTCCGAGCGGGATGCCGAAGCCGTCCGCGCCTCCGCCTATGCCGTCTGGCATGCTCTCGCCGAACCCCGGTGGACCGATTCCGGGAAGCCCGCTTGGGTTAGCTCCACCTCCGCCTGGACCGCCATCGCCTGGCCTACCGCCGGGAGCGCCCCCGCTGTCCCCGCCAGCTGGGCCTCCGTCTGGTCCTCCGCCTGGTCCGATGGCGGGGCCACCGCCGATGGCAGGACCGCCGCCGATGCCGCCCTCGCCACAGGCGTTCGACGAGGTGATTGTTCAGTTTGAACTCGACAAGCCGCTAATCAAGGTTTGCGGTGTGCCGCCGGAAGAGATGCGGATCGACCGCTACGCCCGTAATTTCAAGGAGAGTCGGATTGTCGGCCACGAGCGCGTCGTGCCGATGGATCAGATGATTGGCATGGGCTACGACCGCGAGAAGTGTCTCGAGCATGTGCAGAGTCAGGACGAAAACCAGTTCACGATGGAGGCGCAGCTTCGTAATCCTGGCCGCGGCATGGGAACGCGGGTCAGCGATGGGGTTCTGTACGGTGAGTTCTATGTGAGGGCCGACAAGAACGGCGATGGCGTTCCCGAGCTCCGTTACATTTGCACGATGGGCGAGAACCACGAAATCGTGTCAGATGAGGAGGCGAATCGCGTCAAGTTCGCGCTGTTCAGCTGCGACCCGATTTCGCACACCATCGTCGGCGATTCGATTGCCGACTACACTCAAGACGTCCAGAAAATTAAGACCAACATGATGCGCGGGATTCTCGACTCGCTGGCCGAGTCGATCAATCCGAAGACGGTCGTCAACGAACTGATGGTCAATCTGGACGATGCGCTCAACGACGACTTGGGCGCCGTGATCCGGACCCGCGGCGATCCGTCGACGGCGGTGATGTACACGCAGACGCCTTTCGTCGGCCAGGCTGCGATGCCGATTCTTGAACTTTTGAACGATCAGCTGGCGCGACGGACGGGGTTGACCGATGCAGCGAAAGGATTGGATCCGAAGGCTATTCAGTCATCCACCCAGATCGGGGTTGAGGCGGTTATCAATGGGGCGCAGGAGCGGGTCGAACTGGTGGCGCGTGTGCTGTGCGAGACGGGCTTTAAGGACTTATTTGGAGGTTTATACAACGAAATCTGCGAAAACCCGAATCCGCCGCGGACGCTCAAAGTCAACGGTAAGTTTGTCCCTTATGACACTTCGACATTCGATCAGTCGATGTCCGTCGAGGTGAATCCGAACCTCGGCAAGGGCAACGACATGGTTCGGATGATGGCGTTGTCGGGGATCAAGCAGGATCAGCAAGCCATCGTGAACCAGATGGGGTTGTCGAATCCGATTGTCGGCATTCCCGAGATGCTGAACACGATGACCGACATGTTGGCGCTCGCCAACGTGAAGAACGTGGCGCGCTATTTCAAGACGCCGAATCCGCAACAGATGCAGCAATTGCTTTCGGCGCCGAAGACGCCTGACCCGCAGGCGATGGCGGCGCAGGCGATGATGGAGAAGGTGCGTAGCGAATCGGCCAAGGCGGTCGGGCAGCAGCATCTCGACCGGACCAAGATGGAGGCGGAGAACACATTCAAGCATCGACAG